CTCCAACAGATGCAGGCGCAGACGGTGGTGGTCTTACTCTTAAGGGAACTACAGACAAGACTTTCTCATGGATCGATGCAACTGATTCATGGACATCTTCTGAGCACCTAGACTTGGCAACAGGCAAGGTATTGAAGATTGCTGGAACTGAAGTTCTATCAGCAACGCAGTACACTGGAAATGCTGCAACAGTAACAAATGGTATTACTACAGCAAGCAAGATTTCAGCACTGGCTGCAACATCTTCTTCAGAACTTGCAGGAGTTATCTCAGATGAAACAGGAACTGGTGCTCTAGTATTTGCTAACACACCAACTCTTGTTACTCCAGTAATTGGAGAAGCAACTGGAACAACTTTGTCTCTTTCAGGTGCACTAACTGCAACAGCAGTAACACTTACAAATTCACAGGTTGGAGATGCAACAGCAACTGCTGGAACATCAGCAACTACAATTGATACATGGTCAGCATCAACATATTCTGCTGCTAAGTACATTGTTCAACTTAAAAAGGGCAATGATATTGAAGTACTGGAAGTCCTTGTTGCAGTTAATGGAACAAACGATGTTTATCTAACAGAGTACGCAGATGTACAAAGCAACGGTGAACTTGGAACAACAAATGCTGTCTACTCAAGTGGCAATGTTCTTCTACAGGTAACTGCTGCAGCAGCAGATACTTCTGTTAAGGTTCACAGAACCTATATCGAAGCATAATTAGAGACGGGAGTCAACTGTGGCAACAACTAATAGAGACTTTAAAGTAAAGCATGGGCTATCCGTAGCCGAAGGCGGTACTTTTGGTCAAGCAGTCACAGTTGGCACCCCAACTGAAAACGGACATGCCGCTACTAAAGCATATGTAGACGGTAGAGAACTTCTTGTAGCGCAAGGTTCTACACCACCAAACGATCAAAATTCATCAAATGGTGAACTTTTTATTGATACTGCTGAAAATAGACTTTTGTTTTATTACAATGGTCAGTGGAACACTCTTGCACTACTAAATGACACAATTGAAATAGCGCAACACATCCACGATACATCAATTGGTGGAACTGGTTTGATTGTTTCAACATTTAAAGATGCAGGATTCTATAACGAGGCTGGCGCAGAAGAAGATGCTGGTTTTTATAATACTAACAGTTGGTCTGCCACATATGATGGTGGAATTGCAACAGAAGTATATAATTAAAAACTGATATAATATGATCATACACCACTGGAGGAGTAAATAATGGCAACAAGAATGCAACAGCGTAGAGGTACCGCATCACAGTGGATATCTTCTAACGATGGCGATGGTCCAATCCTAAATGCTGGAGAAATCGGCTGGGAATCAGACACAAATAAATTTAAGATTGGTGATGGATCATCCTACTGGGCAGACCTAACCTACTTCGTAGATGCAACAGACGTTATTGCATCATCACTTGGAGCATATCTCCAGGATTCAGATGTCGGAGCAATCTCTGGTGTTGCAGGTCTTGATGCAAGTAAGAACTTGATTGTTCCTGGAACATCTATCCATATAGAAGGTGCAACAGATAACACAAATGAAACAACATTAACTGTTGTAGACCCAACTGAAGATCGTACAATCACTTTCCCTGACGCAACAGGAACAGTTCAACTTAGAGTTGCAAATGTTGATGATACAGAAATTGGCTACCTAAATGGTGTTACTTCTGGAATTCAAACACAGATGGATCTTAAGGCTCCTCTAGCAAGCCCAGCACTTACTGGAGATGCTACAGCAGTCAACTTGACAGTTTCTGGCAACTTAACAGTTAATGGAACAACAACAAACCTTAACTCAACAAGCCTAGTCATTGAAGATAAGAACATTGTTCTTGGAGATACTGGCACACCAACAGATACAACTGCTGATGGTGGCGGTATCACACTAAAGGGTGCATCAGATAAAACATTTAACTGGGTAGACGCTACAGACGCATGGACTTCATCAGAACACATTAATCTTGCTTCTGGTAAGTCATACTACCTAAACGGTGGATTACTTAAGGATGCAACAGAGACACTTACAAACAAGACAATTGATGGAGCAAGTAATACACTTACAGTTCGTCTTGGAAATGATATTTCTGGATTTGGTACAGGCGTAGCGACATTCCTTGCAACTCCTTCATCTGCTAACTTTGCTTCAATGATTTCAGATGAAATTGGAACTGGTAACGTACTACTTTCTGAACTTCCAACAAGTGCACAATCAGCATCTTATACCCTTGTTCTTGCAGACAAGGCAAAGGTTGTTGAAATGTCTGTTGGATCAGCGAATAATCTAACTGTTCCACTAAACGCATCAGTTGCTTTCCCAGTAGGAACACAGATTCATATCGTACAAACTGGTTCAGGACAAACAACTGTAGTAGCAACAGGTGGAGTAACAATTAACACAGCAACAACTCTAAAGTTAAGAGCACAATGGTCTGCAGCAACACTCATTAAGAGAGCAGAAAATACTTGGGTTCTCGTAGGAGATCTTGCAACATCATAACAGAACTTTATAAACAATAAAGTACTCAACCTAAACTTAAGGTTGATAAGTTAAAAACTCCGCATAAAACGGAGTTTTTTTCTTTGTAAATTTATGATATACTTAAGACCACTTTGGAAAACTCAAAGTACTCATCTAAATTTGCTTAGAAAGGTAAATAAATGTCAGAAGTTTTTTCGTTTCGTCTATCAGAAGAATTTGTAAATAAATATAATAACGTTCCAGCACCATTTGGATTCTCAGATGCTGGATCTAACTCATTAGGAGAGATTACATTTATTCGTACATATTCTCGTGTTAAGGAAGACGGTACAAAAGAACGTTGGCATGAAGTATGTCGCCGTGTGATTGAGGGTATGTACTCAGTTCAAAAGAATCATGCTAAAGATAATCGCTTACCATGGAATGATAATAAGGCACAGAAGTCTGCTCAAGAAGCATTCCAAAGAATGTTTGAATTAAAGTGGACTCCACCAGGCCGTGGTCTTTGGGCATTTGGAACTCCAATGACTATGGAGAAGCGCAACTCAGCATCACTACAAAACTGTGCAATGGTTTCAACAAGAGATATTGATCGTAATGACCCTGGTGCTTTATTTGCTTGGGTAATGGATGCGTTAATGTTGGGTATTGGAGTTGGATTTGATACCCTTGGACAAGACAAGCAGATGTATATTTATGCTCCTACTGAACCAGCATCTATTTATGAAATCCCAGATACCCGTGAAGGCTGGGTTGAATCAGTTCGTCTTTTGATCAACTCTTTTCTTCGTCAAAACCAGTCTATTCAAGAGTTTAACTATGACCTTATCCGTCCTCTAGGTGCCCCTATTAAGGGCTTTGGAGGGGTTGCAAGCGGTCCAGCACCACTTATTGATCTACATACACGTATTCGTAATGTAATTGGCTCTAGGGCTGGAGAAATACTAGATAGCCGTGCTATTGTTGATATTGTTAATCTTATTGGTACCTGTGTAGTATCAGGAAATGTTCGTCGTTCTGCAACTCTTGCACTTGGAACACCAGAAGATGAAGGTTTTATTAATCTTAAAAATCCAGAAGTATTTCCAGATCGTAACTCGTACGATCCAGAAAAACCAGGATGGGCTTGGATGTCAAACAACTCTATTTCAGCAACTGTTGGAACAAAATATGAAGACTATGTAGATTTAATTGCAGATAACGGAGAGCCAGGATTTATTTGGCTTGATGTTGCTCGTAATTATGGTCGTCTTGCAGATGCCCCTGATTATAAGGACACTCGCATTATGGGCTTTAATCCTTGTGCGGAGCAGCCATTAGAATCATACGAACTTTGTACACTTGTAGAGGTGCACTTAAACCGTCATGACTCTAAGGAGGACTTCCTAAAGACATTGAAGTTTGCATATCTTTATGGAAAAACTGTAACCTTAATGCCAACACATTGGCAGCAAACAAACGGTATCATGCAACGTAATCGTCGTATCGGAACATCACTTACTGGAATTGCGTCTTTTGCAGATAATTCTGGACTTCCAGCATTGCGTGAGTGGATGGATGAAGGGTATCAAAAGATTCGTCATTATGACCATAAGTATTCTGAGTGGCTATGTGTTCGTGAATCAGTTCGTGTAACTACAGTTAAGCCTTCAGGCTCTGTATCACTTCTTTCTGGAGCAACTCCTGGAGTTCACTGGGGTCCTGGTGGAGAGTTTTATCTTCGTGCTATTCGTTTTGGAAATACAGATCCAATGCTTCATTTATTTAAAGCAGCGGGGTACAAGATTGAAGATGACCTTGTATCAGCAAACACCTCAGTAGTATATTTCCCAGTAGCGTCTGGACACAAACGTGCTGAGAAGCAGGTTAGTTTGTTTGAGAAAATTGGTTTGGCAGCAACTGCTCAAAAGTATTGGTCAGATAATGGTGTCTCTGTAACATTGTCATTTGATAAAGAAACAGAAAAGCAGTTTGTGGCTCCAGCATTAAACATGTATGAGGGTCAACTAAAGGCTGTTTCATTCCTTCCAATGGGTAATAAGACTTATCCACAGCAACCATATAGCGAGATTTCAAGAGAAGAATATAATGCCTATGTTGGAACAATTGGAAAGATTGATTGGTCTGCAATTTATGACGGTAAAGATAACTTAGATGCTGAGTCTGAGAAATACTGTTCAACCGATGCATGTGAGATTAAGTTATATTAAGCCGTATCCTGCTATAATAAGGGGATAGGAGAATAATGTCTAGCCCATCAAATTTGTACGCAGAAAAAGTTTTTAGTGAACACCCAATGGCTCTTTGGGCACTAGATGACAAACTTGATTATGTCAGCCTTATTTCAGAGGCTCAAAGAAATATTCTTACACTTTGGGATGAAACAGGATCTACTCTTTCTGCAGGTACTGGATTAACTGGTGAGCCATTTCCAGACAGTTACACTACAAAGGTTAGTTGTGATATACCAGTTGGAGTTACAAACGAGGCTATACTAAAAAGCCCAGAAATCATGAATTTTCAGGATCTAGATTTAGAACTTGGAACATTTTGCATTGGAACACATTTTTATTCAGGAAGCGTTTATCTAGAGTCAGTCTCTATAGGATATGAGTATACTGATACTACGACTTCACAAGTTGTACAAAACCTAAAAACATTTAATACCTCAATATCAAACCAGTGGGCTTTTATATCTGAAACATTTGAGATTCCAAATGAAAGCACAAACTTTAAGATAGTTATCAAGATTATCACAAACACTGGTGGAGATAACATAAATGATTATGAGTTTTATTTTAATGGAATATCTTTGGGTCAGTGGTCTGAAGAGTTTAATGTAGTTTCTTTAGGTGTATCTTCACAAACATTTCCAGCAGAGATTGAACTAACAACAACTAGCAAAGTAATTCCAGCACCAGCATACGGCATATCTTCTGATACTGCTTATTATCTTGTTAATGATAATTCTTTAGTAGCAAAAAATACTGGAGTTCCTTTAGTATTTGGTGCATCAAATGTTACAAAATTATCTCCAAATATTGATGGAGAACCATCTTTTATTTTTCCTGGCAAAGGTTTCTTGCATGAAAATGGAAGGCATAGTGACTACACTGTAGAGTTTTGGGCAAGAATAAACTCAGACTCTAACGACCCTAAAAGAATTTTTGGACCAATAGGAAGTGAAGATGGACTTTATGTAGAAGGTGGATTCTTAACTCTTTTAATAGGCGGAAAGTTTAGTTCTCATTTTGTCGGGGAATGGTTTAGACCAATGCTAATCCATATTAGGTTAATTACTGACAACGCTACAGTATTAATTAATGGAGAACAGGTAATATCATTAGATTTTATTACATCAAGCATATCTTTGCCATCAATCGCTGGAGAGGATTGGATTGGTTTTTATGCTTACAATAATGTCAATCCAATAGAGATTGATTGTGTAGCAATATATTCATACCAGGTTCCAAATGTTGTAGCAAAAAGAAGATATGTTTATGGTCAAGGAGTGGGATCATCAGAAAGCATTGATTCTGCATATAGTGGAACCTCTGCATTTATAGATTACTCTTTTGCAGACTATACAGCAAACTATAATTACCCAGATTTTGCACAATGGCAACAAGGAACATTTGACAACCTTTCAACAACTGCAACAGCACTAACAACTCCTCAGTATTCACTACCAACAATATTTACTGGAACAAAAACATTGCAGGAACTCTATGATGACTCAGACACCTTGTATCAAAATATTACTAGTGGAGATTTAGGAACAGACGCTCATTTTATATCTTTAAATCCAGACTCAACTTGGAATAATGACGGAGCATATATTAACTTTGCAAACTTTAATATTTTAAATTCACAAGTTGCATCTCTGTACGGAGTTTTTCAAGTAAATAACCAGGGCAGTGGAACAGACGAAGCACAAGAAGTATTGTTTAAAATATATAATCAAAGCACAGGAAACCACTTCTCTATTAATGTAGATGGACTAGAGGTTGTTTACTCTTTGTATTACTCAGGAATATCTCAAGAAATATATCGTACAGACGAGTTTGAAGTTGAAGAACTTTTTGCTGCTGGAATTAATATTCAAGCACTCGTAAATACGTTTGGTGGAAACCTTGCAACATTCTTTGGTAATCAAAATTCTCTAAGCCTTTATGTTGGTGGCGATAACTCTGGGTCTAAAACCTTTAAGGGATATATCTTTTCTGTTGGATTTTCAACAGAGTTAAACTCAAGTTCAATATCTAATTATTTTGATGAAAGTGGAATTGCAATTATTGACACCTATAGTGGAAGCGGAGTTGAGTCATCTGAAAATGCATTAGCACTATTGTCACACACAGCAAGTTATACACTTTTGCCAACATATTCTTATGGCAGTTTGTTCTTAGATATTGGTGTTTCAGGATACTGGGAAGACTACATGCCCTTATCTTATTTTGCACAGTTTGTTCAAAATGATGTAGGAAATTCTTTTTATGACTTAGATTTTTTACAGTTTAATATTGGATATCCATCACCATCAAGCCTGCTTGAGGCAGAAACAACTGGATCTTGGACATATGAAGAATTGGCTAGTTCATATTCTTTGCCAACACAAAGAACATATCAGCAACTAGATAACTCTTTGCTTACTGGTTGGAATAACTATCAAGACCTTAAAGAAAAGGCTTTAAAGTATTATGAATATAATACTCAAAATGCAGCAGTTAGAAGTTACGTTACTTTTCAGTATATTGCTGATGGAGCAAACTTATCACAAGATAACTTTACAACAACTATTCCTGCAAAAGAAAATGCTATAGTTGATGTTTCAGAATATTCTTCTTGGTCAACTACAAAATTTGAAGTTGTTGATAACACAATAATTTATCCAAGAAAAGATGTTGACTTTAATAGTTTAGCAATTGTCTATCATCTTGATTTTAATATTCGTGGAATACTAACAAAGCCAGTTTTACTAAGAAAACTTGAACTTGCATCCCAAGCGCTAAACGATAACTCATTTAATCCTATTGGAACTCGTTTTGGAACAGACCTTTTCCCGTACAAGCGCTCTGGCCTATATTTTGATTACAAATCAAAGAACCCATTTAGTATTTATAAGGGAAGCACCCCATATCTATATATGAATAGAACATCTGGAATACAAGTTCGTGGAGACTTTGATTCAAACTTTGATCGTGGAATCTCTATACCAATTAATCAATCTATTGCAGAAAACTATAGAGTAAGCGCAATGCAATCTTGGGTTAGATATGATCAAGAATCTTTTACTGCAACACCAATTCCATTATTTGAGATAAGACATAAAGCAGATACTATTGTTTTCTTTGTTGTAGCAAATGATGAAACAGGTCAGCGTGGCAGGGTTTATGCTAAAAATAAATCAGATAACTCAGATTTTCAGGGAATATCATATTATATTAATGGAACACTCGTAAGAGAACCAGTATTAACAATTAAAGAATGGTCAGCGCTTGGTATTAACTTTGGAGAAGCAGTAAACTTTGACCTATTTATAGGATCAATTAATCTAAATAGTCCAGCATTATTTAACAATGTTGCATATTATCAGGCAAACAACCTTCAACAGTTACAGTCTAAGATTAATAGACCATGGCTTAAAGTTAAGCAGGAAGGTCTTACGAATAGAGACTGGTCTTTCTGGCTAAATAATTACACTTGGGAAGGCGTTCTTGTTATTTCTGCCTCAGCCCTATATGGAGTTAACGCTCAGGATGTATATAAAACCTATATTGGAACTAATAAGATTATCATTGATGATGAGTCAGGCATGATCTTTGATGCAGATAAGATGAAAATATACAATGATACAACATGGTCAATATCCGTAGGTACACCAGTGTAATCTGGTATACTTGTGGTTATGGATTCTTTAATTAACCCAAAAACTGGCAAACCAATTGTTGAAAATGTGCGTCGCAAGGTCATTGACAAGCATTATGACTGGGGCCTATACGTATATAAGAAGTCAAACGGAAAGTGGTTTACTGACGGAAGTGGCTCTGTATTAAACATTCCTTCTCAAAAAGGTGACATCTCAAAGATTGCAGAACTTAAGAGGGCTGCAGTATTTAATGGCGATGACGGAGAAGGAACAGCCCATTTTGTTGCGGGACTGACAAGAGTATCCGAAGAAGAATATTCAGAACAAAAAGATAGAATGAGACAAGGTTTAATTCCAAATGTTAATGACTTAGGCGCTATCGCCGATGCACAGAAAACATTAAAAACACACGGAAGGGATGCGTACGAAAGTGACTGATGATGATGATAACTTCCAGTATGTTAGAGCAAGTTTAAATACTCAAGAGCAAGAAGAAAATAAGTTTAATTTAAGTGACCCATTTAATAAAAACTGGGAAGAGTTACAAAAATACTCTGGTCTAGATCAAAACTTCCGTCGTCGTGTAGCAAGACAAGTAAGCAAAGCAATAACACCAAATGAGGCATATTTAGATTCTGCAAATGCAGTTCCATCTGGAGTAGATGCTGGATCAAAGGCCCTTAATCCTGGAACAGTATATAGAAATGGATACGGTCTATTTGACGTAATCACACCACCATATAACATGTATGAACTTGCAAACTTTTACGATACCTCTTTTGCTAACCATGCAGCAATTGATGCAAAGGTAGAAAATATTGTAGGCCTTGGATATCGTTTTGATATTGCAGATAGAACTGCACTTAGACTAGAAATGTCAGAAGATGCGTTAGCAACCGACAGGGCAAGAAACAGAATTGAAAGAGCAAAGATTGAATTGCGTGACTGGCTAGAAAACCTTAACGATGATGATAGTTTTACAAAAATTATGGAAAAGGTTTATACAGATGTTGAGGCAACTGGCAATGGGTTCATTGAAGTTGGTAGAACAATAAAAGGTGAGATTGGTTACATTGGCCATATTCCAGCAACCACTGTTCGTGTTCGTAGACTTAATGATGGTTTCCTTCAGATTATTGGTCAGGCAGTTGTTTACTTTAGAAACTTTGGGGCTAACAATCCAAACCCAGTAACAGCGGATAGTCGTGCAAATGAAATTATTCATATTAAGTCTTATTCTCCACTAAACACCTACTATGGTATTCCAGATATTGTTTCTGCAATGCCATCTCTAATCGGAGATCAACTAGCCTCAAGATATAACATTGACTACTTTGAAAACAAGGCAGTACCACGATACATTATTACTCTAAAGGGTGCAAAACTATCTGGCGATGCTGAAGATAAAATGTTTAGATTCCTTCAGACTGGACTAAAGTCTCAGTCCCACAGAACTCTTTATATCCCACTTCCTGGAGATACAGATGGGAATAAAGTTGAGTTTAACATGCAGCCTATTGAAAACGGTATTCAAGATGGATCATTTAAAGAGTATCGTAAACAAAATCGTGATGACATTCTAATTGCTCATCAAGTACCTATCTCAAAACTAGGTGGATCAGAGTCTGGTCTTGCAGCAGCACTTTCTCAGGATAGAACATTTAAAGAGCAGGTTGCACGTCCTGCACAGCATCATCTTGAAAAGGTTGTTAATAAGATCATTAAGGAAAAGACAGATGTTCTTGAACTTAAGTTTAATGAACTAACCCTTACTGATGAGATCGCACAGTCTCAGATTCTTGAAAGATACGTTAAGACTCAGGTTATGACTCCAAATGAGGCTCGTACAGCACTTGATTTGCCACAGAGAAAAGATGGAGATGTTCCATTTACAATGACTCCAAGACAAGCAACAGATGCTAGAGCAAACCTTGCTGGCAACCGTGAACGAGATTCACAAAGAACAAATAGTCAATCAGATGGGGCAGCAACAATTGATGGACGTAATCCACAAGGAGAGGGAAGAGCGTCTCAATAATTGAGAAAACTCTTAAAACATTTGGTATAATGGATAACGATATGTTAATCAATAAAGCACACTGGACAACAGACAAGGATAGCGTCCGTCTGTCAATGCCTATTGGCAAGGTGGATATAGAACGCAGAATGGTTTCTGGATTTGCAACTCTTGACAATGTTGATAAGCAAGATGATATTGTTACAACTGAGGCAAGTCTTTTGGCATTTAAAAATTTCCGTGGGAATCTAAGAGAAATGCACCAACCATCAGCGGTAGGAAAGATTGTCTCATTTAAAGAAGATAAGTATTTTGACCCTAATTCAAAGAAGTTTTATAGCGGAGTCTACGTATCTGCATACGTATCAAAGGGTGCACAGGATGCCTGGGAGAAAGTCCTAGATGGCACATATAGTGGTTTTTCTATTGGTGGAAACATTAAGTCTTGGGATGATGCATACAATGCAGAAATGGACAAGGCAATCCGTGTTATTAAAGATTATGATCTTTACGAACTATCTCTTGTAGATAGCCCAGCAAACCAGTTTGCAAGCATTATTTCGGTTGAAAAAGTTAATGGTCAGAATGTTATCTCTGGAGCATCAGTAGATGCAGTAATTGAAAATGTTTTTTACGATTCTGAAAACGGTATCGTATTAGTATCTGACTCAGAAACAGCAGAAAGCCCAGTCAGTGGTAAGAACATGGAAAACATTGGTTTCGTAGAAAAAAATGATAACGAAAAAGCAAACATGATAAAGTTCTTAGT